ATACACTATGAGAAACCTGGAAATGGACAGAATTGATGTTTTCGTTATTTAAAAAAAGTGAACCTAAATTAGAATTTCTTTGTTTTGAAGATGATTTGGGAAATATACCCGAACCATATCCTGCCCGTAAGTTTATACCTGATTGGTATAAAGCGTTACCGATGAAAAAAGATAAAGGGTTTGACCAATCCACACTCAAGCGGTGTCCGCCTTTTCTAGATGCGATGGTAACAGGTTGGATTATTCCTCTTATTGCTGATGTTGAAATAACATCCAATGCAGATTGCTCTGGTATTCAATATAATACCAAATATCCTAGACCGATAATCGAAAATCATTTGCAGTGGCAGGTGACTTCAGATAAGTGCCCTGCACCACATCTACCCAAACCGCCAATAAAGTTTATGAACTATTGGGCAATCAATTGTCCAAAGGGATACTCGTTATTGTTTATGCCACCGTTGAATAGACCGGATCCAAGATTTACATGCTTCTCTGGCATAGTAGATTGCGATGGATATTTTGAGTTTATTAACTTTCCATTTGTTTGGAACGAACCCAACTTCCAGGGTGTTCTTCCCGCCGGCACGCCATTGGTTCAAGTTATTCCAATTAAGCGAGATACTTTATTTTCTAAAAGTATAGCTAGAGCATTTAACAACGAAGAACTTAAAGCCTTAGACGGTACTCGTAGAAAACTTCAAAGCCACGAATCTCATTATAGAGATAATGTTTGGGAGCAAAAATAATGGCGGCGTATCAAATTGCTCCATCGCCTTCTATAGGCATACCAGAGATCTCTTTTGCTACGTGGACAGATGGTTTCACCGAAGATGATATAAAACAGATAATAAATATAGGTGACAATCTAACTATTAAAGATGCTGTGGTTGGTGGGGATCATGAAGTTATAAATGATATCAGATCTTCTAAAACAGCATGGATTGATCTAAATGATGAAACAAGTTTCATCTATGATAAATTGGCATACATTGCTAGACAATTGAATGGCCAGTTTTTTGATTTGGATTTATGGGGATTCGTAGAACATCTCCAATATACAATATATGATGGCAAAGACGATCACTATACATGGCATTTAGATAGAGGTGGTAGTACATCTGCTGCACCGCGTAAGTTATCTCTTGTACTTCAATTATCCGATCCTTCGGAATATGAAGGTGGAGATCTAGAAATATTTGATGCACCTACGCCTACTAAAATAGAAAAGCAAAAAGGATTGGTAGTTGCCTTTCCATCATTTATACTACACCGAGTAACTCCTGTAACAAAGGGTGTTAGAAAAACTTTAGTTGTCTGGTTGACTGGACCAAGATTTAAATAGGATTATATAATGTCTGATGTACTTGAACAATGGCAATATTTTGCTACGCCCATATACAGCATCAAGAAGCCAGAGTTTCTTGATGTTGCAAGAAAAGTCAGCAAAAAAGAGCTGAAGGCACAACCTGCCATCGATCCCATATATCCAATGGCGCATGCTAACCTGTTTGATAGCACGGAATTAGAACCCTTTTTTGGGTATGTGCTTAATACGGCTTGGAATCTTATAAGCGACCAAGGTTACCAGATGGAAGGTCTATCTACGTACCTCACAGAAGCATGGGTGCAAGAACACCATAAACTTTCTTCTATGGAATATCATAACCATAACGACTGTGACCTTGTTGCTTTCTATGTCCTCGAGTGTCCTAAGGATGCACCAAAGCTGGTTATACACGATCCTCGTGCGATGCGATTGGCATCTAATATACCCGAAGCCGATTATGCTAAAATAACATCTGCCACCAGAATGGTTAACTTTACTCTTGAAGCCGGGACGTTAATGTTTGCGCCATCGTGGCTTGCACATAGCTTTACACGAAACCCTTCGACAAAGCCGTTTACGTTTGTCCATTTGAATATCTGTACACGGCCATACATAGCACCACCCGAGTTTGATGATACTGCGGAAATAGTCTAATGGCTGACTTTCGGGTTCGGTTTAATAAATCACGTGGCCTTCCAAATAGAGGAACTGTAGATCATGTCTGGAGAGTTTTTGAAGATGAAAAAGAATATCTTGTAAAGAATATACAGATAAACGTTCCCGTGCACGGGGCAAAGACTGGTGAAGATTGGAGTATGTGTTGTACTGGACAGTTGACTATTGATCGTGAAACATCTACAGCCATAATTAACAAACTTTAGCCATTATAAATAAAAACAAAAGAGATACCAAATGGCAATTAAAGCAAACATTGTAATCGATCAAGGTTCTGATTTCAGCACAGAGATTAGTGTAACCGATGATAATGGCGATCCAGTAAATCTAACTGGTTATTCTGCAGCTGCGCAAATGCGCAAGCATTATACTTCTGCCACAGCAATATCTTTTATTGCAACAATTGATGTTGCTGGATCAGTTGCTCTGTCAATGAATGCTGCAACTTCCTCAAATGTAACTGCTGGAAGATACGTTTATGATTGTGAAATTACTAGTTCTAGTAATGTTGTTTCTCGTTTAGTTGAAGGTATTGTGACTGTTACTCCTCAAGTTACGAGGTAATTATGGCTATTCAAGCTAAGATTATATCAATACAGAATACTCAAAAGACGGTTAAAGTAAACACCTCTGGTGAATCTTTATCAGCCGCAAAACCGGTTACATTAAAAAATCAAATTAAAGAAATTCGTAGCATCGAAGATTTCGGAGACGTACAAGAAGTAAATGTCACTGCCGGTGCTACTTTGGTTTATAATTCCACAATTGATAAATATGAAGTAAGACCACTGGAACTTGCAGACTTGGGCAATCTTGATGGCGGAACATTTTAAGGGAAACAAACATGACTACTAATCTAATTCAGATTAAAAGGTCAGATACTACTGCTACCCCTACATTATTGGCTAACGGTGAACTAGCTTGGTCTGGTCTTAGTAATACACTTTTTATTGGTAGCCAGGATGCCGTTATTGCTATTGCTGGAACTAAAGTTCCAGGTACGCTCACTGCGAACCAAGCATTAGTTGCCAACGCAACTTCTGGCATCGATAGAATCATTACGGCTAATGCTATTGTAACAACGCTTACAGCAAATGGTAGTACTGGTACCGCTGGGCAGATTCTTACATCTAATGGTACAACATCACACTGGGCAAACCCTGCTAACTCGTCGTTTACGATTGCAGGCGACACTGGAACAGATGTTGTTTCTACTGGTCAAACGCTATCGTTTTTAACTGCAAATGGTCTTACTACTTCAGTAACAGATAATCAGGTTGCGTTTGCTGTAGATACTGGTTCAACTCTTTTTGTTAATGCGGCCGGTATCCATGTCAATACCTCAAACCTGACTATTGCTACTTCTCAGTTATCTGGTGACGTAGCACTTGGTACAGGTACATCTGGTAACTACGTAGCCACAATTACAGCTGGCGCTGGTATCTCTGGTTCGTCTTCAGCAGAAGGCGGTGCTCCTACCATTGCAGTTGTTGCCGGAACAAATGGCGGTCTTGTATCCAACTCGACTGGCGTATGGGTCTCAACAGGATCTGGTCTTCTATCGAACGCCACCGGTGTTCATGTTGGTACAGCAAACGGTATTACAGTTGCTGCTGATGCAGTAGGTGTTCTTACTGGTTCAACGTTGACAGTCAACGCCACTGGTGTTCATGTCAACAGTGCACTATCAATTACAGATCTTACACTTTCTGGTAACCTTACAGTAAGCGGTACTCTGACAACAGTAGACACAATTAATCTTACTGTTAAGGACTCGATGATCGAGCTTGCAAACGGTAACGTTTCTACTGACGCAATCGATATTGGTTTCTATGGCCAGTACGGTGAAACTGGTGCCAAATTCACAGGTCTGTTCCGTGACGCATCAGATAGCGGTATCTACAAGTTATATTCCGGTCTAACTGCTGAACCATCAACAACAGTTGATACTGCAAATGCTACTTATACACAAGCAACCCTTCAAGCATTCCTGAAATCAGGTGCTTTGGTTTCTAATTCAAGTTCGTTGTTTGTTACAGCCAACTCGACTGTTGCCGTTCACTTAACTGCCAACTCTCTTACACTTTCATCGCCGCTTGCTACAGCATCCGGTGGTACAGGGTTAAATACTTACACAGCCGGTGATATTATCGTGGCTGCTAATACAACTTCATTTTCTAAACTAGCAATTGGTACTTCAGGTCGTATACTGATGTCAAACGGTACTTCGCTGGTTTATGATACACTTGACGGAGGAACGTTTTAATAATGGAAGCTGAATTTGTTAATGAATATATTAATCGACTGACATTGAATCTGCATGATTTTGTGAGTAAGAACGTTCTATTAGAAACAAGGCTGGCGGTTCTCGAAAAGAGTTACGCCAGCCTTCAAGTCGAACATCAACAGGCTCTTCTCGAACTCGAGAAGTTAAAGAAGAAGACTAAACCTTCCGACGTCTAAAGTGATAGTCACCATCCACGTTTCCAATATGGATCTGACTCACTAGTTCGAAGCCAATCTCATCTAACCACATAGCCACCACGTCTTTTTGTGGTGCACCAAGGTTGTATTCTTGGTGTTGCATCTCAATGATGATGTCTTGGCATTCCGAGAGTGTTTTCTCTGCACCGACAAGAATCAATAACTCTGCACCCTGAACATCGATCTTAACAAGGTCTGGCTTTGGCCAGCCTTTTTCTTCTACGATATCGTCGAGCGATCTCATCTTCTTGTCAACCGCATGTTCCTCAGTAAAGAACTGAGTATCTTCCTTAAAGACTGAGTTGCCAGCTGGATCCATTGGATTCTCATAGTACTTTACCCATCGAGTAAAGTCACCTACTGGACCTTCACAATAATAGTCATGACCAGATTCCTTATAGAGGAACTCTGCATGATTCATTGCATCAAACATAACAATCTTGGCTTCCGGCCAGACCCTCTTGGCTTCTTTTGTCCAATGCATTACACATGCACCGATATCGTAAATGATCTTTGGTTGGATGCCCATGTTGTTTAGATATTCAACATGATCTCTTGGTTGGTCATCACGCAGTGATAACTCTCTAAGTCTTGCTTCTACTGGATTGACTTCTGGCAATTGTACATGCATTGTTGTAGATCCAATATGGCCACAACGAACTGACGGATCACACCACAACTTAAAGCCTTTGGCGATTGCCTTCTTACAGAAATCAGTATCTTCGCTGATCGTATTGTTATGATCTAAAGCAGGGTAATACTCGAACTGTGGATAACCGACGCCGGCCAGAACTTCTTTCTTGACAAGTACACAGCCAAATCCACAAGCGCCAATACCGATCAGATTCCAGTTCTTTGCATAGAGATCTTCTGTTGACATTCTATTACCAAACGGCTCATAGATCTCAAGCATTTGTGGTTCGAGTCTTTGACGATACACACCTGAAACCAAATCTTTATCGTGAGCAAGAAGCTTCTTTAACGTATCTGGTGGAAATGTAATGTCATGATCGACTGAGAATAGATAATCAAATCCACGAACTACCCAGTCTGCAATCAGGTTACGAACCTGATCCACCCGGTATCCATAGAAATGTTGATATGTAACCTTGTATCCTGCTGGAACTTCAAGGTCATAGATCGACTTGAAAGTGTCTGCTTCGATATAACGAGCAGTCGGAATTGCAATTAGAATAGTTTTCATAACGGTCTAAGATCTATCTGTCCTGGAAAGAATGGAGAATTCAATACTTTTGCTGCAGTCATATTTTGTTCTTCTGCATTCACTTTGTAGTCGTTAATCGGGTTGGCATCATTATAATGATACACAATATCAGGTACGCAGACAACCCTATCCGGGTCTGCAGCTTCAATCATGGCATAGAAGATTGCTGTATCGCCTCCGGCTCTTAGCCAGTTGCCATCTTCATCTTGGAAAGGTTTGTGTCCATTCTTATCGATGAAGTCACGCATCAGGTTTGCTTTAAATGTACGCAGGTGAGTGTACGGCATGTTCCAATTAAACTTGTAATCACGGTATGATTTGTTTGCCTTGACTTCAGGCGGATATTCCTGTGCAATCAAAGGAATGTTATCCACTACAGACCAACAAGATCCGTAAGTAAACTGCGCGCCATCATAATACAGATTGTTATACTTATGGAATAGATTCGGATCGTTTATGAGCCAATCATCGCCGTCAAGAAGCATGACGATATCATCATGCCATGCGCTATCTTCAAATGTTGTGATTTGATTGAATACTGCTCCGTTGTTCTCAACATTATGGATCAATTGAAAGTTATAACGAACATCTTCAGGTAAATTATCGATTGTATTTTGTACAACTTCTACAGTATTGTCTGTAGAACAATCATCAATGATATACATTGCATAGTCATCATAATTTTGCTGTGCAACGGATTGAATACAACGTGCAATATATTTCTCGGCATTATAAACCGGAGTAATCACACATATATGTTTCTGAGTATGTGTGTCCTCAACCAATTCTTCTTTATTTAAGAACCGGCGGTTGAATACTTTACGAACCTTATTGTTGATCTTCGTAACCTTACGGTACTCTTCAACTGGCAAGTATTCATCGAGCTTGTGATAAAGATGTTGTTTCCATTGCAAAGCAACCGTATCCCAAGTACAAATATCCTTGACCTGGTTGCAAGCATACATCTTCTGTTGGTGTAAGTACGGATTATTATATGCTTCTACGACCTTGTCGACAAACAGATTCACCTGTTGTTCTTCATTCAGCCACTGCATGGCCCAGTTCTTTTCGACTGGATACTTGATCTTCCATGATGCCAGGTCGATTGCAGTCTCTTCCAGAGCTCCAAACTGACATGTAATCAGAGGAACGTTATGAGCCAGAGCTTCAAGTGTCGAGATACCGAATGTCTCTGGGAAACCTACAGGATATATCATGTAGGATGCTTTGCGTAGGATATCTGAGATCTCTTGCTGAGTAATTACGCCGGTGAATTCAATGTCTCCACCGTATTGCATCATAAGATCGGTCCAGTCTTTTTGTTGCTGGTCTGGACCCGCCGCTTCACGGAACTTATAATAACCACCAACGATCTTTAGCTTTGCCTCTGGAATACGACGCTTCACCTCTGGCCAGATCTGTTTGACAAGAGGAATCATTCCCTTAGTGACAGATGCATTGAATACAAAGAGATTCGGATCCTTGTCTCGGATATCGATCCAACCAGGATTCATATTGCCGATACCATTACGAGTCAGAAAGATATGATTCTTTAGAACATCAAAATTACGACGGTGACCATGGTCACAATGAGTGACATAACCTGTATGCCAGTCAGAGAGTGTAAAGATCTCTTGGAGCTTGCCGATGTTGATGAGATACTCGATCTGATCGTCACCCTCACAGAAGGTATCGTGCATCCAGAGAGCTACATGCTTTGCTTCTAGTACAGTTCCCCAGTCTTCTGCGATTGGTTTAATTGAACGAGAAACAACAACCACGTCGTATTTTAAACACTGGATTTTGGCGTTTTCGACTGGTGAGTATTTTACATCATTGTAAATACCAGGTTTAGAGTCGTCTGACATACAGTCGTTATAAACGGTAACATCAAAGCCTATCTTGGCAAGTTCCTCGGCCATGCGTATCACAGCAGATTCGGATCCTCCAAGGCCTCTTTTCTCAAGAGTCGATCCATCATAAGTAAGACCTAATGTGTCTATAAAAGCAATCTTCATCATGTTCCCATTATAAATAAAACTAAGAATAATGTACATTAAATAATGTGCACAAAGATATATATCTACCTTGGAGAGCCAGATGGCGAATAATAAGATTCAGATCAAACGTACTGCTATTTCTGGTCGTACTCCGAATACAACTAACGTAGCAAATACTTCTTATATCGATGCTGGTGAACTTGCAGTCAATCTGACAGACAGAAAAATTTATTCATCAAATGGTACTGCATCATTTGAAGTTGGTTCGAATCTGACCTCTCTAAGCGTAGGTTCTATTGTAGCTAATGGAACAACTGGTACAAGCGGGCAGGCATTAGTATCAAATGGCAGTGCCGTATTTTGGTCTAACAATCCTGGATTCACCGGTAGTCAGGGTGCAACCGGCCCTCAAGGTAATACTGGATCACAAGGTTCTATTGGTTTCACCGGATCTGCTTCTACAGTTGCAGGACCACAAGGACCAACAGGCAATACTGGTTTTACCGGTTCTGCTGGATCTGCTGGTTCACAAGGGCCAATAGGTTATACCGGTTCTGCTCTCATGGGAGCGATTAACTGGGCACAGAACTCAGCTCCGCAGGCTTTTGCAAACACAACCGATTCATTCCCGAAAGCACTTGTATCTGTCACTATCACAACTAGTGGTTCACCGGTACAAATTGGTGCATATGGCGATGCAGAAAACAAAGCAACTGGCGGTTGGGGTAAGTTACGACTTTATCGTGGATCGACGCCTATTAGTGGTAACGTTCACTATGAAGGATCAGCCGGCAGCGAAAACGCTCCGTTTGCATTTACACACATCGACAACCCTGCAGCCGGAACATATACGTATTATCTCTATTGTACAGAAATAGCCGGAGGCAATACGCATTTTGGTGAAACATCTGGTCCTACGTTAAATGCAGTAGAACTTCAGAACGTTAGAGGTTATTCGGGTTCACTTGGATTTACTGGTTCTATTGGTTTCACCGGATCTGCCGGATTTACTGGGTCTGCTTCTACCGTTGCAGGACCACAAGGACCAACAGGTAATACCGGTCCGCAAGGGTCTCAAGGTGTAATTGGTTTCACAGGTTCTCAAGGGTCTCAAGGTGTAATTGGTTTCACAGGTTCTCAAGGTCCTATAGGGTTTACTGGTTCTCAGGGTTCTACCGGATCCCAGGGTATTCAAGGCATCCAAGGATTTACTGGATCACAGGGTGCTCAAGGATCAATAGGTTATACCGGATCGCAAGGTGCTCAAGGTCCGATAGGTTATACCGGATCGTGGGGTGGAACTGCCCATGCCAATGTGAATATGAATGGCTATAGCATTACAAATGCTAATACCATTGTTGCAACAAGCAGAACTACAATTGGTGCTCATCGTAGATACTATCTTGGAGCATTAGGAGGTCCAGCGGGTGCAAGTGGAAATCGATATGAAATTGCTAGATTGTATATTGACTACAACGACTGGCATGGGGCTGGTACTACTTTTGTTGAGTTACACAATAGCTATTATACAGGCGGTGACTTCCAACGTTGGGCTATTTCTTATGACTATAATAACGTAGATTGTTACCTAGTTAATGGTGTTTCACCACGCGGTCGAAGTGCAAGGGTTACTTGTAGTTCTCCAGTTCAAGTATCTGGTGATTTCTACTATATTTCTGTTTATGTTGATGTTAGAAATTATGCACAATACCAAACATATATTGAAACTAGCTGGCCTGAAGTTACTTCTCATGGTGGGCATGGTGGTAATATACTTGTATATCAATCACCAACTTCTTCTAGCATTACAGATTTTACTCCAAGTACTATTGTTTACACAAACAACTCTTTGCAAAGCGGGGCAGATGTTCGTGCACCTGTTTTCTATGATAGTGATGATACTACCTATTACATCAATCCTGCAAACACTGCTACTTCTGCTTATTTTGCTGGAAATGTCACCTTACCAAATACAATAAATGCAGGTATTAGAAACGCGGCTGCGGATGCATACGTATGGGTAGATGATGCGTATGGTAACTTCTTTATCAAAAATGCTTCCGGCGGGTTTTATGGCGACTTCACTGGTTACAACTTCCGGTCAACTGCGTCAGTTGTATGGGCGACCATGGGTGATACGTACTTTCAGCACAACACCCAACTTCGCTCGCCTATCTTCTACGACAGTGGAGACACATCTTACTACGTTGACCCTGCTAGTGGTTCTGTAATAAGAGGTCCGATAGTTCTACATGATAACGGTGCTACCAGTCCGCTGTTAGATATTAGAGCAGACGACGGCGCACCATGGGCAATTCGTTTATATAGGGATGATCTTGGTGGCGGTGCTCAACTTTATGCTAGATCTGCTTCTGAATGGTATCACAGCGCCACTTTCACAGCTGCCAGCAGTTTAAGAGCTCCTATTTTTTATGATGAGGACAATACTAATTTTTATACCGATCCTAATGCCACTTCGCGTCTATCAGACTTATACACAAGTACTGGTACGTTCGGAACTCGCACTAATAGCTCGTCGTTTGGTGGTAGTACAAGTGGTTTATCTGGCGTTTCACAAATCATTGAAGCCCGAGCTAATGCATCGATACCACTTATTACATGGCATTATGAAAACGTAGCTACACGCCACATTGGATTGGATTCAAGCGGTTTCTTACAAGTATACAATCCATCTGAAGGAGGTGGATCTGTTTTACAAGCTAGTACGAGTTTACGTGCACCTATCTTCTATGACACCGCAAACACCTCTTTCTATTTAGATCCTGCTAGTACATCAGTTCTTAATGGATTGACACTCACCGGTGGTACTCACTATATTGCTACGGATAAACTTCTTTTACAACATGATGGTAGCCATGGCTATATCAGAAGTATGAATGCTGGAAGTCATTTGTATTTAGGCGGTAGTAACCAGAATACTATAAGACTTGATACTGGAAACTATTTGTTTTCTCAGGGTTCGGTTAGATCGCCTATCTTCTATGACAGTGACAATACCAGTTATTACATTGACGGCGCCAGCACATCATATCTCAATACAGCTTATGCTGAAAACACATATGTTGGTCGCTACTTCCAGCGTAACACAGGCGTTCCGACAAACAATCTCGGAACTCCGACTGTTACCGAAATGGCTCTGTTCCAAGAACAGTTTGACAACAAAACAGCATTCTATCCGATTGCCAATATCAAATTCTATACTTCTACGAACGGAAGTACATGGACCGAATACACGAGTTTCTCGGATACAGATAAAAGAAAGTTTGTAGGGGGTAACGCTGCTTCTGGAATCGTTATTCCAAACAATACACCATACTTTAGAATTGAAATAATAAACAATGGAGCTTATGTATTCCTTGATGCTCTTTACATGTATTGGAGTGGTAATCCTCACAGTACCACTGTAAAGATTAAAGCAATAAGAAACGACGACCTAGTAGTTCAGTGGACAAATAGTAATACTCAGATTGGTTCTTGGCCAGGGCATATGTACCTACCATTTAACTCAATTCCGTTTATTGTATCGGCAGGAAGTACAGGCCACTACAAAACTATCCATATTGATTTCCAACCAACATGGACTACTACCGGCATCTATGCTTCTCTTCCTATTAACCTGTTTAATATGCAGGTTTGGGGTGGATATCCTGCATCTAAACGCACGATTTTTAGTGTGGATGAGAATAGAAATACGACATTCCCTGGTGATGTGAGAGCTCCTATCTTCTACGATAGTGATGATACTGCCTTTTATATCAACCCCAACAGCACAAGTAGATTTAGTTCTGTACAAACAGTAGGAATTACTGGTATTCATACGGCTGGAAGCACCGGCATCGATATGGCCACGAATGACAATTATGTGTCAATGCGAGTGATTCGTAATAGTGTTGGAGCTACGTATAATGATGGTATGTATATTGGCTATGGCAATAGTAATAGTGGTTTAACAAGACTTTACGGCGGCGGTGCAACAGGCGGTGCTTTTGAAAAACATTCAGATCATTCGTTTGAGCCTGGATCTTTTAGAGCTCCTATCTTCTACGATAGCAATGACACTGGCTACTATATAGATCCAAATACTACATCAAGGTTTAAGCGCTTAGTTCTTGATAACGGCGATAACTTGTCGTGGGGTGCTGTATATGGTGCCGGTGTACCGACT